TATCCAATTATAGATGGTGATGGGCTTTTGTATCGTTGCGGTTTTGCTGCTCAACACAGAGTGTATGACCATGAAGGACTAAAGTTTCGATATAAGGCGGACCTTACTCGACACCTAGTAAAGAATAATAAATCTCTAGAAGATTTTACATACGCTATTGAGGCGGAACCAGTAGAGAATGCTCTGTCGAATGTTAAACAAGTAATGCAGAGTGTACTTAAATTATTAGATGCTAACGAATATAAGGTAGTTATATCGAGTAATACACCCACGTTTAGGGATAGGTTAGCCCGCATTAAACCTTACAAGGGCAATCGTAAAGATAACGATAAGCCCATACATTATGAAGCTTGTCGAGAATATCTTATTGATGCGTGGAATGCTGAGCCTTGTTTTGGTATAGAAGCTGATGATGCTTGTGGTATTCATCAAATGAATAACGACACATCAGTTATAGTATCCAACGATAAAGATTTGCTACAGATTCCGGGTATGCACCTTAACTGGACTAAAGAAGATCCTAAAATATCTTACGTCAATACAGAAGAAGCTCTGTATAACAAATATATTCAAGTATTATCTGGCGATGCTACTGATAATATAGAAGGTATTCCGGGATTAGGGGATGTCGGAGCAGCTAAAATGCTGCTTCATATGTTTGGAGCTGAGGAAGAAGAATACGACGATGTTTGTCGTTCCATATATGACGAATATTTTACTAGTGATAAAGATATTAAATCTATGAAAATGTCTTACATAGATTACGCTAGCAATATTCTACATATGCATCCAGAGGAGATTTACGAAGAAACAAAGGCTCTAATAACTATACTAACAAAGGAACCTGACTTTGACACGAGAGAGGCTAGCTGATATATGTTTACTGACGGTTTTGGCAATGTGGTTATTGACGAAAATCTTAACGAGCTAGAAGATAAGAATGTAATAAGTGTTATTCGCAAATATTATACTCGTGCTAATCACGGACTACAGAAGTATGGAGTTACCACCGAACGTAACGACCTAACTTTGTTTGATTGGTTAAATCATCTTCAAGATGAACTAATGGACGCTACGATTTATGTAGAACGTCTTAAACGAGATATTATGAATGCGACGCTATAAAGGAGAAAGACGTAGTGGGTATGAAGATTTGGTGGCAGAATCTCTCGGACGTATGGAAATCGATTATCAATATGAGCCTTGTCGTTATCCTTACTATAGCTCTGTTCGCGGTGCCGTATGTAATGATTGCGATGCGGTATCAATAAGTAAATTGCGATACTACACTCCAGATTTTGTAATAGGTAATGAGGAGTTATTCATTGAGGCAAAAGGTAGACTCACATCCAGTAACCGTACTTCTATGCTTGATGTTCTTGATACTAGCGACCACATTAACCGGAACAATTTTAGACTCCTTCTTCAGAGCGACAATACTTACGGAGGAAAAGGCAAAAGATACTCAGATTGGTGCGAAGCGAATGGAATCTTATATGCGGTATCACGGTCTGGTGAGGTATCAAAAGAATGGCTAAGGAAATAAATCATGAATGAAATATCAAAACTAAAAAAGCAATTATCTCGTATGGAGCATAGGCTCGAAGAACTACAAGAAGAGTTTGATGAAGTATACGACCGTCTTACAGCGCTTGAAGGCGAGGACGAAGCGAAAATGCACGACTATTTAAACGAAGACGAGGACGATGATTGAATACCACACTAGTAATTGGAGATGCTCACGCAAGTCCCGGCCATAACAACGAACGTTTTAGTTGGCTTGGTAATTTTATAGTAGAGCATCAACCAACTAACATTGTACAAATTGGTGACTTCGGTTCTTTTGATTCTATTAACTTCCATGAGAAAGGTAATGTACGCATTCGGGAGGGGGCTAGGCTCAAGGATGACTTCGACGTAGTGCAAAATGCTTACTATAAAATGATGGAACCTATGCAGGCTTTGAATGCCGATAGGGCTAAGAACAAGAAAAAACAGTACTCTCCTAATGGTTACTGGTTTGAATCTAACCACGAGTTTCGCATTAAACGATACATAGATGAAAATCCGGTACTTGAAGGTATGATTCCTGAAAATGATTTAGTGGGAGCTACTAATGATGGATGGGCTGTTATTCCTTGGAAATCTGTTGTATATATTGATGGTATATGCTTCACTCACATCCCTGTCAACGACGGTAACAACCAACCAATATCAGGAAAATACGTTGCAAGACGAGCAGCGGATTTACATCAGTCCACGGTTGTGTTTGGGCATACACATCGTTTTGCTGTTGAGCCTCTCGCTAGGAATAGTGAACATGGGCCTAAATTTATTGAAGGCATTAACGTAGGTTGGTTTGGGGATTATACTCCCGAATATATTACAGGCCATATGGGAACTTCTCATTGGTGGTCTGGTCTTGTACTACTGCACCATATAGAAGAAGGCAGGGTAGATATTGAACGATACGGACTCGAACGAATTAAGCGCGAATATAGTTAACGATTTTGTAGCTAGACGTTATGCACAAATTTATGCAGATAAATTTACTAAAGAATCTAAAGAAATAGCAGAGGCTTGGGTGAGAGAACGTGTAGCTACGGAAGATCGTAAAGTGTTACAACAATACGTAATAGAAGAACTAAAGAAACGAGGCTTCACTAACATAAGGCCGGGAGGAATAAAATGAGCCATTTCCCTAAATATATGGATTTGGAAAATTACCGCAACTCTATTCGTGAACTGGATATGTATCCCGATAGTGTAGGATTAGCCATGCTTGCACTGGGCCTAGCCGGTGAAGCGGGTGAAATTGCTAACAAGGTAAAGAAGGTTTATCGAGATAATACTGAAATTCCTTATGAAGCTCTACTAAGCGAATGTGGAGATACACTGTGGTATCTAACTCGCATTATTGATACTTTGCAAGCTCAGGTAGGTGAAGTAGCTGCGAGCAATTATGCTAAATTAATTGATCGCCGTCTTCGTAACGTACTGCAAGGGTCTGGAGATAATCGCTAATAATGATAATCGTTGATCCGCCGGAAGGCTGGAAGTATGGATTTCCTAAGCGATATGACCCGGTTCCGGGGCAATCTTACGAAAATTGGCTTGAACAGAATGGATACCCTAATCATTTAATATATCTAGCCGTTGAATGGTCTAGATGGTGGGAGGAACATGAGAAAGAATAATTTTAGAAATAGCTTTGCAGAACGAATATTCTACAATAAATACGCTCAAGGTGGTAATGATACATGGTACAATTTAGCTGTGAGGTTAGTCGATGATGTATGTGGAAATCAAGGAGGAAGGAAAGATCCCCTACTCAGTAGAGATGAGCGAGACGAACTTGTCGAGCTTATTTATCGATTCAAATTTATTCCGGGCGGAAGATATCTCTATTACGCTGGCCGGCCTGCGCATTTCTGGAATAATTGCTACCTCCTCAAAGGTGAAGAGGATACCCGCGAAGAGTGGGGCGCGCTCTGTAAACGAGCATCCGACGCTCTTATGTCAGGTGGGGGAATTGGCATTGACTATTCAGTCTTCCGACCCTATGGAACTGCCTTGGGACGTACTGGAGGACTTGCGTCAGGGCCGCTTCCTCTCATGCAGTCAATTAATGAAATCGGTAGAAACGTCATGCAAGGGGGCAGCCGTCGTAGTGCAATATACGCCAGTCTTAATTGGCAGCATGGAGACGTATACGATTTCCTTCGCATAAAGAATTGGCATCATAATGTAATTCACGAAGGATATACTATAGCGGATGCTAAGAAAGATAACTTCAATTATCCAGCTCCGCTAGATATGACTAATATTTCAATTAACTATGACGACGAATGGCTTAATGGCGCGGAGAATGGAGATTTAGGTGAAGTTTTTATCGAGAATGTTCGCCAAGCTATGGAAACTGGAGAGCCAGGATTCAGCTTTAATTTTGGCCCTAAGTCCAAAGAAACGCTTCGTAACGCTTGTACAGAAGTTACTAGTGAAGATGATTCTGACGTGTAAAGTTGTGCACCCTTAAGCGGGAACGCTTATTGCAAACTTCCTAATATCGGTGGAAACTAATTAGTAACACCGAGGCAGCCTATAAAGGAGCCGTAACGACTATGAAAATTAATATGATGCAATTAAACAAGTTCGTAAAATGGAGTGTGTGTGGAGATGGGTATGTTGGGTACTCCGCTCATAATAAAAATGCACACTACTCAATTCAACGAGCACCTGAGCACTTAGATTATTTAGAAGTGGTAGCTTCTAAGTTTACAGAGCTACAGGATTGTAATGTAAGAATAGATGAATATACTAGAAAAGATAACGGTAAAAGAGTAATTGATTTACGCACAACTTCTCACCCTTTATTTTCTCGTGTAAGAGATAGGCAATATATTTTAAATCACCGAGTTATAGAGCCGCATATGTTGACTTTGTTAGATTGGGAAGCATCGGCTTTCTTATTTATGGACGACGGTAGCCTGTGCTATAATAACAAAGGCTCTATGATTACTAGATTATCTACTTGTGCATACTCATATCCAGAACAGGAAGCATTGAGGAAAGCCTTTGTAGAAAAGTTAGGGGTAGTTTGGAATATAAATAGAAATGGCAATACCTGGCAATTGAATTTGGCTAAACAAAGTAGAAATACTTGGTTCGATGGTATTGCGCCCTTTATAGTGAATTCTTACAAATATAAATTGCCTGAATTTTCGCAAAAGGAAGCATCCAGAACGGATGGTGATTTTGTCTAGCTGCGCCAAGCAGTGGCAATCTTGGCAGCATTAATCTTGGAAACATTGAATCGGTCGATGATTTGCGTAATTGCGTTGAGCTTGGGACTAAGTTTCTCCTTTGTGGCACTCTTCGCGCCGACCTCCCTTATGAAAAGGTTAGAGCGGTTAGAGCAAAGAATCGTCGATTGGGCCTGGGTCTCATGGGAATGCACGAATGGCTTCTTAAACGTGGTTGCAGGTATGAGGTAAACGATGAACTACACAACTGGCTTAAAGTTTATGAAGCGCAGTCAAATCGTACTGCTCAAAGCTTTGCAGATTGGCTCGGAGTTTCTCGCCCTGTTGCTGTTCGTGCCATTGCTCCCACTGGCTCTATTGGTATCTTGGCTGGAACGACTACAGGAATTGAGCCTTTGTACGCAGTGGCGTATAAGCGCAGATATCTCACAGATGGAACGCGCTGGAAGTACGAATACGTCATCGACTCTACCGCCGAAACTCTAATTGAGCAATATGGTATTGATCCTGATAAAATTGAATCAGCAACGGATTTAGCGGAGGATTATGAACGAAGAATCAAATTCCAAGCGGATGTACAAGATTACGTTGATATGTCCATCTCGTCTACCATTAATCTTCCCTCATGGGGTTCGCCTAGCAATAACGAAGAAAAAGTGGGAAAGTTTTCTGAGATTTTATCGAAATATGCAAGTAGATTACGGGGCTTTACCTGTTATCCAGATGGAAGTAGAGGAGGTCAACCTATAACGGCTATTCCGTATAACGAAGCTATTAAACATAAAGGAGTTGTGTATGAAGAGCATGATATATGCTCTATCACTGAGCGTGGCGGGGTGTGTGGTAGTTAGTACTCCCGTTATGACGGAAGCTAAGCTACCGGAAAGCAGTCTACTAGACTTAAGTATTGTTCCTTATGAAGCGTGCCCCGCGTGGGCACGTAACGTAGAATACGTGCTTAACCAAGACAGCCCTATGATGGCACTACAGATGTGGATGATGGAAAATCCTCAAGACATTAGTTTATACGAACCTACGTATCAATACATCATGCAATCAGATATTCGAGAAAGTTATAATTTCTACGAAACTGCTGTAGAAGATTGTAATGCGGCAGAACGAGGAACTGAAGGGAGCATATGATTAAAGTACTTGATCATGGAGAGGTACGGCTAATAGATTACATGGGTAGTGATTTACAGGTATCTAGTGCTGCTAGAGTATTAGAAGACGTGGGGAGGCATAGAGGCGAAGCTGATATTAAGCTTATTAAATACATGTGGAATAACGGGCACACTTCTCCATTTGAGCACGTAGTATTTACATTCTATGTTAAAGCCCCTATATTCGTTATTCGCCAATGGCAACGTCATCGTACTTGGAGCTATAATGAATTTAGTGCTAGGTACAAGGAGGTACCAGATTGCTGGTATGTGCCTGATCCCTCACATATAGGAGTTCAAAGCTTAAAGAATCACCAATCGCGTATCATAAGTGCAGATGGCGAGCTTCTAGATTACCACGCATCAGAAGTAATTAATCAAGCATGTGAATCAGCTTTTCGATATTATGATGAACTATTAACTAATGGAGTTCCTCGTGAAATAGCTAGAGGAGTATTGCCAGTTAATACATACACAGAAATGTGGGCTACTGTAAATCTAAACAATCTGTTTAAGTTTTTAACTCTACGTATGGATGAACACGCCCAGTTCGAGATACGAGAATATGCTAACGCTCTACTAGAGCTTATTAAGCCCGTAGTACCTAATAGTGTAGAAGCTTATTTAAATTCTTAAAAGAAAAAGCCCCCGAAAGGGGGCTATCTTTTTAATATATCCTTTAGATGTTGATGTAGTTTAGACTACTTACCTATCAACTTCTTTTTTTCTACTGTTCTAGCTCCAGTATAACCTAAGTAGCCGGTGCCAAATAACCACCACATCTCTTCAGGTATAGCTGAAAGCCACTCCTTAAACCCAAGAGCTACATTAGCAGCTACTTGCGGATCATAAGCAGCCAATAGGCCCATGGGCAAAGCGGCCAAGATTATAGTATATACTACGTATAGAAAACTAGGTCTTGCTCGACTAGTCCATGGGTCATTGGACTGCGCTTCTGCTATAATCGCAGAAAGCTGAACCTCAATTTCCTTTAATTTATCATCCGCTTGCGCTTTAAGTAGTTCTAGCTTAGCGGCTTCCCTAGCTGCTGGATCTGGAATTACTTTATCCAAAACCTTATCCAGCATTGGAATTAATAAACCTATTAATGGTAACATGCTATTTCACCGTGTTGTAGAATACGTGGTCATCAACTTCGTATATCGGAATTTGTCCTTTAGACCATTTGGGTGCCACCGCTTTAGTGTGATAATGCCTACTGCCCTTAGTAGGATCAACACCTTTAATGTTATCTTGTATGGCCTCAATGACAGCTCTAGTACACTCTAGATAATCTTTGTGTAAGATATCTATATTGCGTATTACTTTCTCATTAGGGTCATTAACATTCCAACAAGAAAATTGCATTGGGTCCAAGCAAACACTGGATAAGGAAGTCCGCCTACGGTACTTAGTTTTGAAGCGATTGTAGATGACGTGAGTAACTGCTTTCTTGTCTTCGAAAGGCTCTCCTCTAGACTCGCCTACAACAGTCCTAATTACAATATCCAAATCTGTATTCATTTAAACAGAGTATCCCAATTGTGGGCTACTGAACTCCAGTTAAGAGTAAGTATACCGCCCAAGATAGCTATGATAGTACTAAAAATCATCTTAGCCGTCTTCCATGACATAGTAGCCTCTTTAATAGTATCTTCTACCGTACCTATGCGACGTTCAATGATATCAAACCGTTTAGTGATATCTTCTTGATTTCCTAACGCCTGTTTAATAAGCGTCTTCGTTTCAGTTACGTCTTCCACTAACTGCACCAACAGATTTGTATCCACTTAAAGTCCCCCTAGCCCTGAATGTTTCCTTCCTCGAACTGTTTCCAGCCCTCTCTTGTAATTCTTTTCTGCCCACTCACGTCCTTCCTTAAACTGCCCTAGTGGTCCCGATTTCTTAGCCATAAATGTGGCTAAAGACTTAGAGTTCTTATCCTTAGCCCAATTAATTACATGCTTACTAAATTCAGTAGCCGTAGCTATATCTGGTCCTACAATAGTACCCAAGACTCCTAAAGTTGAGCTATTGAAGGAATCATAAGCCGCACTAGCAGGACCAAGAAAGCCCGCTGATTCAATAGCGCGCACACCACGCCCAGTATCACTAAGCTTGTATGGGGGGCCAGCATCTCCATATCTCATCTGGTCTTTGAGTTCGTTAACTAGGAAAGCAATAGTAGACATACCTACTATTGCCGAAGCTACCTTAGTGCCGTATATAGCATTTTCGTAGCCGCTATTACGTATAAAGTTATTGCCCCAACGGGTAAGTACTCGCGTAAACATAAGCGACTGGAATGTGCGTAAATGCTTTAGAAACGCAAAGTGTGGATTACTGTGCCACATAGGTACAATAGCAGGATTAGGTGTAAGCACCGAATCTTCAGCGAAACGTAGAGAGCCCCGCACCATCTGATCATAGAACGGATGATTCTTAGGCTTGCCCCTAGCTACCCAATCCTTACCTTGTGTAAGATCAAGTCCATAGAAGTCCATAAACTTAGTAAGTTGTTGAGCCTTGGCTGCATTAAAGCCTCCCTTCGCTAGCCATTTCTGCACACTCTTCTCGCCTTCTGAGGCAGCTTTCATCAAACCTTCGGCATGACTTATAAAAGAGTTTACAGCTAACATTTTACCAAACTTAGTCCAGTGATGTAGTCCATAAGCTTTGAATACTGCGGAGTCTACTTTAGAGAAGTCCATAGTATACAAAGATGTTAGTCGGTCTTGCACGGAGGCATCCATAGTGATGCTAGTGTCTCTAATAATCTGTTCTCGTAGGCCGTGTGGAATATCTTTAATCATTCTACGAGCGGCGCGCTTAGCGAATTGATGCACTGTTACAGGTAAAGACTTAGCCAGTGTTAGAGGGCCCACGGACTGTAATAACAGAGCCACTTCAGCGGCAGATGACAAAGTTACACCAGCCATAAGAGTTATGTTAGTACCACTAATAAGTCCGCGTTGAGCAGTCTTAGCAGTACGACTAGCCATAGGTTTGTAACTGCCATCTAGTGCTTGGGCCACATCGTATACTCGTTGGGCTACCCATTTAGGCATAGGATTACCAGCAGCCTTAGCTTCTAGCGCAGCTTGCATAAGTTCTCCACGTAGAATTTCGCTATTGGCCCCGAAGCGTTCAGCATACGTTTGACGCTTCGCCCATTCTGTGCCGTACTTACTTAAAGTTTCATATACGTTATCTGTTAGGAACGGAGCTAGGTCTTTGTCCTTAATACGTGCTAACGCGCGTTCATAATCTACTGAAGAACGTCGAACAGCCCCCGGCTTTTCCATTATAAAATCTTCAATAGCTCGTGCTTCTACATTGTGTAGTCGGTCGTGAGTAGTGAGATTATCAAACAATTCTTGAGCAAACCCCCGCTCCATTCCTTCACGCTCCATAAGCTCAAACCATTCTTTTTCCATCTTAGCTATCTTACGTCCATCATAAACGCGATGGAAGTAGTTTTTGAGATAATGTGATTTATTTGAAATACCCGGAATGTTGGCCGCTACTTTAGCTTGAAAGTCTTCATCAAGTAATTTACGCACACGTTCAAACGTGGCCTTAACAGCCGGAGGCATTAATTTAAGCTTATCTGGATCACGTAGAGCTGCGTTAAGTAGGTCATTTTCTTTTTTGCTTAACCCTCCGTACTTGCCACTATCTCTCTGGCTGTGAGGAGCTAAGGTTTTACGGACCTTTTGGTCCCAGCCAGCTTCTCGTATCTTAACAGTTTCTGAGAATGGTGTAGTAGCTCCGCGCCCTTCCCCTTCAATTGGTCGATCGAATTTGTCGATAATCTTCTTAAAAGTAGGACTATATTTCTCGAATTGGCGAAGTGCAATTACTGGATTAGAAAATCCCATGCCCTCACCTACGGTGGATTTAATGAAACTTCCCGAACTATGTCTAGTCTTGCCCCCAAAGGTAGAACGAGCTTCCGTAGTGAATGGAAAAGTAGGTTTATCCTTGCTTTTCTTGGGGCGAGTAGTTTCAGACATACCAATAGCTGTAGTAGCTTTAGTAGCATCCTTAAGTGTATCTTTGCCTGCTGCTTTAGCAATGCCCTCACCGATCTTAGTCACAGCTTCTGCACCTACGCTGGGTTCAAATACCCCCCGCTGCCCACGACCATACATAGGACCTTTAGGGCCAGAATTTAGCTGGGCATTAGGATTATCTGTAATAGGACGTGTAGCTCTATTTATAATATCTTGAATACTAGCTTCCATAATAGAAGCCTTAGCTTCGGAATCAAAAAAGGCTTGTACTTGCTCAGAAGTATAGTTAGGACCTTCTTTAG